GATGCAGCCAAGGAACTGGCTAAAGGATTAAAAATGAATGTCGAAGTTGTCGGTGACTTGGACAAGCTAAACGCTGTCATTATAACCCAGGCTAAAAAAGCTGACGGTGCGACCAATGATTTGAATGCAGCATTAAAAAAACAATCTGAATTGGCTGAGAGAGTTGCCAAAAGCCTCGATGAACAAATCAAGAGTGGCAACTTATCAGCCACACAGATGAAAAAGCTTACCGATGCCAGCAAAAAAAATGCCGAATCATTGGAGAAACTGGCCAAAGCAGAGGCTACAGTTGAAAAGGCTCAAAGAACCTCGAATACGGCTAAAAAATCTGCCAACGTAACAGAACAGGAGCGTCAAAAGATTATAACTGATGCCATTGCCGCCACTTACAAGGAAATCCATAGCATTCAGGAAGCTAACGACATGAACAGGCTGTTGCGCAAGGCTGTGAAACTTGTACGGGACACGGATGAGGAATATATCCAGACTATCGGACGTCTAAACTCCACCATCGGGGTTAATACTGATTATGTGAAGCGTAATTCTGACCGGTACACCCAGCAGAAAATGACTGTTGGTGATTATACCGAATCCATAAAACGTGCATGGATGGAGATTCAACGAGGTAATTCCGCCATGAAGAACATGGGAATCATTGCTAAAAGTACGGGCAATCTGTTGAAAACAAGCTTCAACAGCGGAATAAGCCAAGTAACAATCGGTGTCGGCAGTATGATCAAAGGAATGCTAGGTGCTCAAGCGGTTATTGCAGGAATTCAAAAGCTGACAGGAGCTATCAGACAAGGAGTTAATACAGCTATTGATTTTGAAGCGGCAAACAGTAAGCTCGCTGCCATATTGGGTACGACCAAAGGAGAGATAAAAGACTTGACAGCAGATGCTAGGCGTTTGGGAGAAGCGACAAAATACACCGCCTCAGAAGCGACCAACCTGCAAATAGAATTATCCAAATTAGGCTTTTCCAAGACAGAGATACTTGATATGACCGAGGGAGTGCTGAAATTTGCCCAGGCTACTGGTGCTGAATTGCCGGAAGCTGCTGCTTTGGCTGGTGCGGCTCTACGTATGTTCGGGGCTGATACGGAAGAAACGGAACGGTACGTATCCGCAATGGCTGTCGCAACAACCAAGAGCGCCCTTTCCTTTTCCTACCTTCAGACAGCAATGCCCATCGTCGGACCTGTTGCCAAGGCCTTCAACTTCACAATAGAAGACACATTGGCCTTATTGGGCAAACTGGCAGACGCAGGATTTGATGCTTCCATGTCGGCTACAGCCACCCGGAATATATTACTGAATTTGGCTGATGGCAGTGGTAAATTAGCACAAGCTCTTGGTGGACCGGTTAAGACATTACCGGAATTGGTTGACGGATTGAAAAGATTAAAAGAACAAGGGATTGATCTGAATTCCACACTGGAAATGACCGATAAACGAAGTGTGGCAGCTTTTAACGCCTTTCTGACCGCATCAGACAAGATCGTTCCTCTCCGTGACCAGATTACAGGAGTGGAAGATGACTTGAATAAAATGGCCGATACTATGGGGAACAATGTACAAGGCGCATTGTATAACTTATCATCAGCCTGGGAATCTTTGATGCTGACTATAATGGACAATACCGGAGCCATGAAGGATTTTATCGACATGGCAACAAATGGCATACGCAAAATAAATGAATGGCTAATGAACGCGGAACAACTTGCGGATAAGCAAGTTGAAACAGCCAAGAGAGCAGCATCCCCTTATGCGGAGGAATCCATAAAATCTGAGATTATTGCCATAAACCGTTTGAAAGATGAATATCTGAAGGCCGGGAATGACGAAACGACAGCATTGGAAAAAGCCAAAAATGAAAGAATTGCCATTTTGGAGCAGGAGTTATCAAAGCAACAGTCCTTAAGGAATAAATTCTATAATGAGAACCAGCAGTTATGGAAAGATATGGGAGATGCTTCATTCTTCAAACAGGCGTTTGGACTGGAAAAGACAAATGCCGAATTCAGCGAGGAACAGACAAAAACCTGGAATGAATATCTGGATAAAGTAACTAAAGTGACTTCTTTGGAAAAACAGATTGCGGATATCAGGAAAATATCAAATTCCACTGATGTAACTATCGGCACCAC